CTCCGTGACGGCTTCCTGCTGCGATTTGATAGCTGCCGCCAGCGATAGCCCCTCCTGTCCTTCTCTGCGCGCCGCCGACATGGCATTGTATTGCGCGGTCATCTTCTGCAAACTCGCCCGAAGTTGATTTAGTGATCCTACCTCCTGTGTCTCGATTTTAATGTTGCTTTGAATCTCCTTCTCGTAGGCTTTCTTCTCAGCATTGAGGGCCTTTGTCGTGCTCGTAATTTCCAGTAGAGCGCGATTGTACTCCGAAGCGGACATTTCGCCGTTCTTATACTCCTGCTTCAGCTCCGCAAGATTCTTCTTGTTTATTTCGATCTCGCGGGTCGTCTTCTGCCATCCCTGCACCAGTTCGCCATAGTTAAACTGGATATTAATAATCTTGTCGATAGTTTCCTGTGCCATATATCTTCATATGGGTTAAATGGTTAATAACTAAACTAACTCTGCCTCAATGTTTCCTGAGTCCGGAACTGCCCCCTCCCAGTATTCTCCGTTCTCCATTGATTCGATGTACAGACGTTCCCCTGCATAATTTTCTAAATCTTCGTTCAACATGCTGGATAAATCTTTAAACGAAACTCGAATAGTCAGATCATCGCCCACCGTAAATGTGCCAGAAGCATATATCGCTGCCGGTCCGAGTTCGAATGATACCCCCATACTATCGCCCGCATAGACCCCGCAGGAGTGAACGTCGATGATGACCATGCGCTCTGCTGCGGCTTGTTGAACCTGCACGGTGTAATCCACGTACTGCCCGGTTGCATCCTGATACCGCATCCCTACGGTTCCCGAACGAAGTTCGCCCGTCGTATTTTGAGATATTCCAAATGCAAAGTCTTCCCCTTGTGCCAGATCGTGCGGAACAGCAGTATATAAAAACCAATCCGGAATAGAAATGACTTGCAGGTCAACATCCCCATTATTGGTCATAGACAGCAAAGCACTTTCTGAATTCCAGGGAAGCGCCTGAGAAAAGGTTACCGATGGGGTATATGTTGTAACACCCGATTGTATTACAACAATTTTACGCACTATTGAGGGCGCTTCTTGTAATGTTAGCGTGACCGTGCCTGTTCTCTGCTCAGGAGAAGTATTTTCCCGCGTATAAATGTTAATATAAGCGCCGTCTACTTCTGTGGCGCCGATAACATCCCCCGAATTGCTCAATTGCAGGGTTCCATTGGTATTATATGCAACTCGTAATTGCTCTACAACATCTCGTGCTTGAAGAGTAACGTCTCCGTGAATGCCATCAAGCGATAAATAGTACTTATCTGCAATTGATTCTTTCCACTCTGTGAGTTTATCGCCTCTTTCGAGTTGCGCCATTCGGAATGCTACCACGGTTGTGGACGTAGTGGGATTGGCATACAACACAAATGCCGGATTGTATTTCACGGCTTTTTGGTAAGACGACAATCTTATCCATTTTCCGGTCATCGTTGAATCAATGATGAATACGAATCCTTCGGAATTCTCTAACCCGATACGGATTCCGACGGGTTCATTGGCCCACACGTATGCCGAAGCTGTGTAATATGATCCTTCAGTGATGTGATTGTCGTCGTATTTGCCCAGTAAACAGAATGCTCCGTTAAGCACTCTTAGTACCGGATCTCGAACCACGGCGCATTTGTACCCTTCGAACGTTTCGGTAGCTACGGAATTGTACCTACCCCACACTCCGCCTTCCGGGTCGAAAGTAATGGATTCCGAGTCCTTGAGCAGGTTTACACCATATCCCGCTCTCAACTGAGATATGCTCACCTTGCGGCTTACCCAATAAGCTTCACTAACTCCCAGAATAACGGGATCGTAATCAATATCTGCGTCTGATGTGTTTTGAGGAACATTTATAGTGAGCAATATAGTGCCGTCCTCGGCAGTTTGAAGCGTCACCGTCAAACGGTTGTCCTTTGAAACCACATAGGGCGTGCCGTTTGACTGAACACTATACGTAATAGGTGTTCCGGCAGATGTTATATCGGTCTTACTTTGGTCGGCATTTTGGCCATCCAAATACAGGTAGTAGTGGACAGGCACCACCCCGTCCACCTTCAATTTCAGCAGTTGGCAGTCGCAAATGCCGTACTCACTCGTTTCGACCGAGTAGATGGCGAATATCTGTCCGAACTGGGCGATATACACCGGTTTCGTGTAGTCGATATTGTAGAGATCGAGTGCTGTGAGTTTGGCCCGGACGGTGATGAGCCGGAGGCGGTCAACCACTTTCTGATAGGAGGCGTATCGCGCCTTCACGATGCCTTTCTCGCCGCCGAATTTCATCCACGTATCGAAGCGGCCCGTACAGATGGCAGAGCTGTTATATGTTTGGTCGTCTTTCCATGCCAAGATACGCGGCGAACACTCCGAATAATTGGCACCGCCTTTGCCGTCATCCTCATAGATCGGAATAAGAGCGCAATTCACCCCTGAGGTTGTTATGTTTTCCGACGCCGAGAAAGGAAGCGACACAAGCTCCGCTTCTTTCTCAATATTCTCGTTGCGAATCGTGATGGTACCGTGCGTGTCGGTTTTCACATCGTCGTCATTGTCGTAGTCGAGGATGTTGCTTTGCGCGAGGTCGTCAATGGTGAAGACCGAAGCGTCGGGCATATCCACCCGGTGAATATCATTCAGAATAACCCGGTCACTCCAGTCTATGATGTCGTTGTTCTGAACATTGGCAATTATGTCGTCAATGCTTATCAGCTTGATCGTATTCGGGCTGTTCTTGTCCGCATAGGCGAACAGGCCGTTCATGGACATCAGGGCGAGGATGAAATCGCCTTGCGACATATCCGGCAGGTTGGGGGCGATGTAAAAATCATTCGGAAAGTTGATTTCGAAGTTATCAAAGTTTCCGAAAACCAAAACATCGCCTACAAGGTATTCATCAGGCAAAACATCTGATGAACTAAAGTTAATATCGAATCCTTTATACTGAGACGCATTATCAATTTTTAGCGATAAGTTATCAAACCATACTTTCTCATTTTTGGTATTATATGAAGAAGTCTCTTTATACAATACATCATAGCCTCCGATATCATACCTTCCTAATACGGATAACGTCATTTCACCCGTTCTCTCTTCGCCAATGCTCGGCCAACTGAATTTAACATAGAATTTATTAGAGGTTGATGAGGAAATTGATAATTTGATATTCGTTGCCCCATTGCTCTTAAACCCCATATTTCCACCATTAACTCCTGCAA